TTCTCCATTCCATAGTTGTAAAAACTACATTACTTTTTATCAATTTAGGTATTGACACGGTGTTTTTAGTACCGTGTCACCACTGTTACGCAAATGTCAGGTCGCCCTCAATGAACGTTCCGCTTACAGTAATTTCGTACTCAGTCAGACCGTCCTCAATCGACCAATCCGTTAACGTTGCATCCGCATCCAAAACATAAATGGTGTGCTTTGTCTGCGATGCCAATTTTGGTGCCAGTTTCAAAGTGCCAGGCACCTGCGTTGACGAGCCTTTTTTCAGCCCGACCTGGACTGCACCGTTCGTGCCGACAGTAACACCCTCTACGTTGTCGATTTTTTCACCACTATCATAAACATGACCTGGTACGATATTCTTCAAATTTTCTTGTCCAATATCAGTAACCTTGAATTTCATGCTTGAAGTAAACTTCTTAACTACCTTTAAGCTTGTGCCATCTATAAAATCGCGCGTCACATCGTCTTTGTCATTGTCTGGTTCGAGATCGTGTACGCCCAGAATTTTCTTAAAATTCTTGCCGTCTTTTGTACCAAAATACAAATCGTGTGTCAGCCCAGAATATTCAATTGCCATTGCTTTTTCTCCTTTACTTTAATCTTTCAAAACTAATGTTACAGATTGGGCACTCCATACCCCCATCCGTAATTCAGAGGCTTCATAGTCACTGTCTTGCATCGGAAATACGCTCACACGAATGAATCTCGCGTCAGTGTATGGCAACTGCATCAATGCCGTTCTCAGCTTGCTATCGAGCTCGTACAGCTCGGCCGCATCGGCTTTTACTGCGGTGATCGTTAGCTCGGTGGTCAACTTGGTATTACCTAAATTGCCGCCGCTATATTCACCGCCGCTAGCCGCAACCGCCACCATACCGTCTTGGCTCTTGCTTGCCGGCAGTCGCCCGACAAACACGTCTTTGCCAAGCTCCCCGCCAACGACAGTAGTCACTACTTTTGCGATCTCCAATGCTACATTCATCTAAAAAACCTCTTGTAATCTTTCATGGTGCTTCTCACACCTTCATCAACGAAACCTTTGCCAGTGCCAGCTGTGGTGTACTTACGCACCATATGGGTACCATTCGCACGCCTGCCGCGGTTCTGGTACTGCGAGTAGACTGGCTTCCACGTCAATCTGATGGCATCTCTGCCAATCCTCCGTACCTCGACATTGCGAGACTTGAGCGACCCCCTACGTCTGAATGGTGCGGTGAGGTTGGCTACTGTCAGAGTGTGATTCGCCATTGCGTTCAATCCTGTCGCTGCCTGGTTCTGAAAGAATCGTTTGACAGCGACTGTATTGTCGACGACCGGCATGATCACACCTCTCTGTCGAGCCTTGCTAGCTCAATCTCGACGTGCTGCACTGTGCCGCTGGTGACGACCGCTCTACCAACCGCCACATTGGCAACGCGGTACACTCGCTTAACGCCAAACAGCGTTACCTCGGCAAAATATCCCTCGATTGAATAGCCAGTTGATGACAGCCAGCTGTCCCGTCCGTCCAGATATGCTCTAGTATCGCCTGTCATGGCATCGTAGCTACCGCCACGAGTCAAGCCACTTGTCTGCTCGACAACACACTTCACACTGTGCCGCTCGCCCCCCGTCTGGCGGTATACACCGTCTACGGGTGCAACTAAGGTGATGTTATCGCGAAATATCATAGCGATGAACTCCACGCTGGCTCAGCGGCGTATCAGTGTAGCCAGACACCACACAACTGCTGCTTGGCTTTACGAACTTTGCCAGTAGATCAACGTTTGCCTCGGCAAACTGGTCGATAACCTGCTTGGCGTTGTCATACGTTACTGAATGACTCAGCACTGTTTCAGATTTTACGTTGTTGTAAAAACTACCTTGATTAGCTATTGACAGCGTGTCAAATAGCCTTGCAATGAGGATTCTCAAGCTATATGGCAACGGCGTTCCATATCCCCACGCCGCCTTGACGGTGTAGTAATCAGCTGATAGTGGATCAACCATCTCGATGATGTTGAACCAGCTAGCATTTAGCTCATCGCCTTGACTCACTGACTTGACCACTAGTGGCATACCGCTTTCTGTCGTCACCTCTGGCAATAGACTAGTGAACGGATCGACAATCAGGAAACGTGAGCCGCAAGCTGCTTCATATCGACGCGGCGTATTTGCCTCGCCCTGCATTTTGATATCTAGCAACGCCTCCAATGTCTCCGTCACTTGCTGCAATAACTGCTCGAAGTACTTATTCTCGGTATCAGAAAGGGGGCGTAAAAGTACGCCCTCGATATCTTCTTTAGTTACCAATGCTGCCATCTCTACGCCCCTCTCTGTTAGGCTACATGTTTAATAGCCACTGCTGTCGCGATGCCGCTCAAGCCGCCACCTGCGAAGATTTCCTGCAAGTATTCGTGCTTGTTCTGCTTCAACGCGAAATTGGTGTAGCTCTCAATTGACTGATCGCCAACCACCTTGTAGCGATTGAGAACAATCAGATACGCGTCGTTGTCAGCGTCATTGGTGTCGTTGAACCACTGCGGTGTGATTTTACCAGCCAACTCCAAATCCTCTAGGATATTAACGCCTGGCGTATACAGCATGTGACCATCGCTGCCACGTTCATCTTTCAATGAAGTGATGTAGCCGCGTTTTGCGACGATATAGACATCACCCTCGGCTTCAATCAAGTCCATCGCATTCAGAATTGAAGTACGACGGCTTTCTTTGGCTTTCGGTGTGTAGGTTCTAGCAAACACGTTACCAGCCTTAGCGTCAGCCTTGACAGACACAAACGATTTAATCTTGTCATCGCTGCTGTCCTCTAAGCCGTCGCCGATAACGATCGCACGCTCAACACTTGCAATAATCCGCTTTGGCAATTCCTGCAATACGTAACGCAACAGTGCGCCAGTGCTCTTGTTTTTGCGGATAGTTTCTTTATCTAGGGTGAGGTACTTGTAGATGTACTGTCCTTCGAGTACGCGGTTTTCGATAGCAATCGTAGCCTCTTTCTTGTCTTTACCAGCCTGGTGTCCCAACGCACCGTCAGTATTGGTGTCCCAAGCGGTGTTGTAGGCGTCAAGCCCAGTTTTATCGACTAGGTTCCAAATTGGGCCGCCAGCCTTAAATGCACTCTCGACTGCCTCAACAACTGGGGCTGGGAATAATTTGTCAGCACCAGTAACAGCCATCTGTACGCCGTTAGCTTCAAGCTTGTTCATCCACGCTTCACGAACAGCGGCCGCGCCAGCACCTGCCTGTGCTACCAATACATCAGCAAAGTCTTCTAATGCCTGTGGTGTGTCCAGGTAATTTACGACAGTACCTTTGTCGACAGCTGCTGGATCAGCTGGTTCTTTAATTTGCATCTTTGCAATATCTTTCGGATCCATTTCCGTATCCTCCTCAGGATTGTTATCAGTTGATTCTTCCGGCTCTGATTGCTCAGCTTCGTCAGTAGGCTCTGCCTCTGGCGCGGCTTCCGGTGCCGCTGGTTCGCCAGTTTTCGTTTCAGGTTCAGTCGTCGTTTCCTCGGCTGGTTCTGCCGCCTTGGCTGCCTCCTCCTCTGCTTTCGCCTTGATCTGTTCAACCAGGCTCTGCATTGGCTTGGCGTCCGCCTGCTTTACGGCCGACATACTGAATGCAAAGTTCATACCCATTGCATTCTGTACGCCCTCGTCTTGTTTTTGCTTCTCTGGTGCCTCAGACACCTCATCGGCAAAACCGAGCTCGACAGCCTTATCAGCCAGCATCCACGTTTCAGCTTCCAGCAACTCAGCGATCTTTTCATCGCTCAGCCCTGTTCGCTTGGCGTAGATAGGCGTGATGCCCTCCTCGATTTTCATCAGAACATCTTTGGCTTTCTCCATGTCATCCACCGTGCCAGCCGCATAAACGGACGGGCGGTGAACCATGATCATTGAGCCTGGCGACATGATAATCTTGTCGCCTGCCATCGCAATTACTGATGCAATCGACGCCGCTAAACCATCAACCCTGACAGTGACATTTCCGTTATGATTCACAAGTGCGTTATAGATCGCCAAGCCTGCGAACACGTCGCCGCCGGGGCTGTTAATGACAACTGTCAAATCGCCCGCATGCTGCTTGAGTTCTTCGCGAAATAGGTCGGGTGTGACTTCGTCGCCCCACCAGGTATCGCTCGCGATAGGCCCGTCAAGTATAAGCTCTTGATTATTCGATGAAACGGAATTGCTCCACTTCCAGAACTTCATGCTTTTTTCCTTGTTAAAGTTTGCTTTCGACTCCTGCTTGCCCGTCCAATTTGAGCGTTTTGCTCTCGTCTTATTTCTAAGACTACAGATTACGATTTATCGAACTCATAACACACCTGATCGTCTGTCGAGGTGGCGTTTACAATCTTGATGTTATTGACATGCTTGCACTTCGCATTACTACAACGCACCTGTGCGATCATCTGCGTAACACCCTTGATATTTAAGTAGCGGCCGCACTCCTCGCACCGCAAATCTAGATCGGCCATCTCGTCATCGATGATTCGCCGCTCAGCATTGAGATACGCCTTGACAACGCGGTACTTCGGGTGGCAATGACCGTTCGGGTGGACATCATATCCGTCATTCTGTGCGAAATTATTGATGAATATGCCGCCGTCCCTGCCAATGATTGCCTCATTCAGATTTAGGATTGGCTCATCAACTGCCACCCACTTATCGATTAGCGTTGCACAAAACTCACACGGCTTGCCAGTCTCGCTCTCCATCGCTTTCTCGATCAGCGTTCCCGTTTGGTTTTGCACCTGCTTCATAGCTTCAACACTCGACAGTGCATCAGCTCGTGATATCTCAGTGCGAGCCATTCGCTGCACTCGCCATTCGTCGGTCTTCATAATGCCTCGCAGCTTCTCTTCCAGTTCGGACTGTGTCCAGCCATGAGATGCCGCATGGTCAAGCACGCGGCGGATTGAGGCGGCTGTGTCGTCAGCGTATGAGCGAGCCACATTTAGTAGATATGCTCGGTATGCCTCCTGTGTTGATGCTGCCACCACAAAGCCTGTTAGCTCGGCCGTGGATACGCCGTTGTCTATCAATAGTTGCTTGCCGTCCTCAAAGTAAATCGCACCTTGAACTATCATCAAAGCCACGATGATCAGCAGCAGTGCCTCGGCAAACTCGTTCTGCTCGTCGTCTTCCTCGGTACTGTTTTCAGCTACCTGACGAGACTCAGCGATAGCTCGATCAACTTGTTTCTGCATGAACTCTGTCGTTGCATCATAAATCAGCTGCTCAAAGTCATCGAGTGTCTGTGGCTGCTTGTCGGCTGATGCTTTTGGGCTGGTGCCGTTCGCTTCTCCCCAGGCCCCCACATCGTCTACCTTGCGGCGATCAGGTGCGTCTGCCACTTCATCGCCCTCGTCAACATCTGGCTTATCGTTCTCAATCTCTGGTGGATTGTAGCCGCCCTTACGCAACAGCTTAAAGTTGTTCGGCAGTTTCAACGCATCAATGATACTCTCGGTGCTATAGCCTGCCGCCTCCAGTTTCAACATAGTGTTAACCCGAATATCATCAGCCTCAGCCTGCACTTTGACCTCGTCAACAACCTGAGGAATAGCAAACTCGTAGGTAATGGCCATACCCATGCCGCCAGTGATTCGATTCAATTCCTGCGTCAACTGTGTGTAGTTGCGTAGCAGCAATGGATCAACGACGTTCTCAGCGAACACCTGCTTTGCCACCTGCGCGTTAGCGTATGTCGCAGTATCGTCAATGCCCTTCATGATGGCCGAAACGCCAAATGACGTATCGATCCGCCTATCAACCTGCTTAAATAAGTTCTCGAAGTCAATATCTTTATTAGGCTGTGAAAATGGCACCCACTCAATGGCCGCACTGCCCGACGGAACGCCAGTCTTTATGTTGACTGGACGGTGTGTATACGTGACATTGTTATTGCTACCTGCTCCGCGATGAGCGTCTTGCAGCATTGCCACGCTTTCTTGAAACGCCTGCCGTGTTGGTGCGGTAATAATGAACTGCCCGGCCGGCACTGCTCCGTTCTCGAAAAAGCCAGCCTGGAAGTCAGCAATATAGTCGTCGAGAGTCGCCCAGCGGCGTGAGGCCTCAGATGGCGAATATCCAGCATACAGGTCGTTTGGATCAACACCACCGGGCAACACCAACACCTCGTCCTCAGTAAACGTCTGTGTGCCGACTGTGTATGTTGTCTTGCCACCGACTCGTGCAACTCGCGGAAACTCTAGGAACGTAAAGCCGGCAATATTCCTACCGCCCTGCCCCATGAAATCACCGCCAGGTTTTGCTACTCCGCCATAGTTGCTCCAAACCAAAATGTACGTCTTCCGCAAGGACAATGTCGACACGGCTATCTTTTCAGCAAACGCCACGGAACTGTCTGATTTATTCGGGTGATATAGCGCGTCAATAACACAATGATCAATCTGCTCTCCATTGCCATTGATAGCAAACGGACGCACCGTCATATACTTGTTAGCAATCGTGCGGATATTAGGATAAGCCGTCGCATAACTGCTGGCTCGGTAGTGATCAAACATCGATAATCTCTGAAAAGCAGGGTCAACGCCACTCACACGTCGCTCGCCTCTTAGTCCCATAGCTGTCTTGATAATTCCCATCTACTTATTACTCCTGTATAAATAAACCGACCAAAATATCAGCTGTACGCCGATAAATACCACTGTGGCGACCTTGCCGCCATAATATAGCCAAATACAAAATGGCACGCCGACAAACATCAGCAGCCCTATCCACGCCTCAATGACAGTATCCCTGTCTGGTTTTTGAAACTTTAATTTGCACAAAAAGTCTTTCAATTTCATATAGTCCTCTAACTGTAAATATACGGATTACATAATCCCAGCCCACTCCATCACCACTTCATGCCTCAGCTGCAGCCAAAAGCCCATCAGTACAGAGTCAAATATGTCAGGAGATTTGCCGAGTCGCTTCTTAATTGACTCCTTGGATTCCAACACGAACACCTTGTCTTTGTACTCGTGGTGGTGCATCTGTGCCTCTTTAATGAACTCATTGAGGAAAGGAAAGCTCTCGAGTATTTTCACCTTGCCGCTATCCAGCCCCATCGCCAGCATGTACGCCACCTGTGATCGTAAATTATTAAACGCCATCAACTCCTGTGAACGCTCAGCATCCTCTCGGCTCTTTGGCTCGTCGTCGAATGTTAGAAATGGGTCGGGAGAAAAACCAGACTTAAACACCGCGAACTCAGCACCACGGTCTTTGCCCCCATCGATAACGCCAACACCGACACCTACACCGTCGACTGCAATATTCTCGTAGCCAATAGAGAAATTATCTGAATGCTCAATCAGTAGCTCTGCCTGCTTCCCCGTCTCCATCTGTTCGTTTGATTCTTTGGTAATGATACCGTCAATCAGTGTCAGATTTTCCCAATCTACCGCAACGCTACGGTCAACTCCATCACGTGCTACGTCATACCCAGTCGTCTTGCGACCTGGTGTATAACTACTCACAATCGCCTTGGCAAATATGCTCGAACGGAATATCGTTTTGCTCTCGTCTTGGTATTCCCAGTTGTTTTTCAGGTACCTTTCGACCCACCAAGTCGGGTTGGTCATCATGGCGTCGATATCTGATTGCATCTGCCAAGAGTCGGACAAATCGAACTCGACCACACGAATGTTCGGCGGTAGCGGCTCATACTTGCCATTTCCGCCGTATTTCCAACGCATATACACCTCTTTGATGTGTTCAACGTCATTCGGGTTGAGGGTGATGATAGCGATGCTCGGCTGCCCGTTGGTGTTGCGGCGGCCCTTACGGGATCTAGCCGTGGTGAACATCGTCAGAGACAGTTCGTCAGCCTCGTCAATGTGGCTAGCACTGGCGTTGATACCTTTAATCTTCTGCCCATTCCTGTCTTTCGTCTCGTCCGCCTCCACAAAGCCGATCTTTGAGCCATTTGGGAACTTAATTTCATAATCTTGGCCGTTATATGTGTAGTCCTCGCCCTCTTTGAAGTTTTTGCGGTCGAGCATTGTTAGGTACGACGGAATCACCGATCGCTTCGCCGTGCTGATATTCTTGCGAAAAACCGTCCAGTATGTCTTCTCAAATGTGTCGCAAATATCGATGCCGACGCTCGCCGCAATGTCTGTCTTGCCAGTACCTACCGCACCAATCAAATAAATAGTATCGACTTCAGGGCAGTCGTTAATAATATCGACAACGCTTTGCTGCTTCGGCTTTAATTCTAGCGACATGAACTATTCGCCTTTCGTTTTGCGCGGCTTGATGGTCGAGACGATCTTTGGCGGTTGCTTCTCGCGAACATCAACAGATAGGTCAACGTGATCAACTGGCTTGCCGAATGCTCGGTCAAGCATGTCCTTAATAGCTTTGTTGTCTGGCTTCTGCGTGGCGATGAAATAGTACTCGTCGTCCACGCCATCCAGCTCGCCATCAAGAAATGCCGCAATAGTCTCAGGGTCGGTAACTTGCTCTGCTGGTAACCGATTGCCTTTGCGGTCAGTCTTGATAACAAACAGCAGCTGCACACCTGTCGCCAGTCGGAACTGTGCTTCATACAGCTTGTCAGCGTTTCTAGTGATTCGATCTAAAATTCGCTGCTTCTCTTTCATGCGGTCGAGAACCTTTTGAGTCTTTTTGCCTTTAACTCCACCACTACCCTTTCTAGCGCCACCATGAGTTGACGGCGATGTACGATTACAGCCAGCTACATGAATATCGTAGTTGTCTTGCCGCTTATATTTTCGGCCGCATTTAGGACATGATTTGAAGTCATCTTTCATGATTATAATTCTAGAGATTGACGCGTAGTTCTTTTGGTATTGACTGTTCGGAAACGGCTGAGATGTGTACGCCGTAACTATTTGCGATGAGCTGTGCTTGCATGAAAGTCAAATCTTTCGTGTTCCTCAACTTGCGTAGCATATTTTGGTATGGTTTCTTATTTCGGTCTTGCCAAGACTGCAAGAGAATATAGTGCGACAACGGCTTGTATTTTCGCTCGTCACCAATAATAATTGCCTGTTTTGAAATATAATAAATGGCGACCTGCCCAATCTCCTGACGGCGTCGCCTCGTCTTGTCTTGTTTGTCGATTTTTAGCCATTTGACCATGTTTGTTATCCCTCCTCTACCTCTGAAATATACAGATTAGGCGCTGGCAATCGCGGCCTCCCAACCGCTCAATCTCACCAGCGCCTAGCTATAAAATGCTTTGACTGTTTTATCAAGCAGTCAAGCGTTCCACTTCAGTCATAAACCTCTCAATCGTTCGATTGCTCTTGTGTTTTCGGTGGAATGACGATCAGCTTGTCAAACGGCAGGATGAATGCTTGACATCCCAACAGCTGCTTCACTTCAACCACCGCTTCGCTTCCTTTTATCGCAATCACATCGCTGCACAACGCTTCTGCTGGTTCGTCGCCATGCTTAAATGCAACCCTGTCGCCAACTTTAACCCCTGGCGTTTCAGACTGCGCGCATTTCTCGTCATTACTCTGAGATTTCACGCCGTCAGCAATTGCCTTTGATGCGGCGCTAGCATTTTTAGCCATCGCTTCAAAAGATCCAGCGGCAGGCTTCAGCTTCCAGCTCTTGATTTTCAAAACGTTTTTCCAAGTAAACGACCATCGACGACAGCTTTTGACATCGTGATGCATCTCCGTTTCAATCTCTTCAAGGTTCGTGAGACTCAAGAAATAACCTCTACGATAATTGACGTCAAAATTGCCGTCCGAGTAATAGATAGCAGCGCCACTCAGGTTTGCGTCACTCAGGTTTGCGCCACTCAGGTTTGCGTCCCTCAGGTTTGCGCCACTCAGGTCAGCGTCACTCAGGTTTGCGCCACTCAGGTTTGCGTTTCCGTCAATAGCCGCCTCAACCGCCTTTTTCAATGTGGCGTTCTCAGATTCATATTCAAATAGCAATCCGCCGTGAATCCATGATTTAATTTCGATTTTGACTTTGGACATTTTAGCCTCCTATTTAGTTATTGATTCGATAAACTCAATCGCCGCATCACAACCTTTGCAAACAACGGTCTGAATGCCAGCCTCATTGAGTGTTTTAATCCACTTCTTTTGGTTCTCTGATGTTACGCCTCCTTTCTTGCGTTTCATTTCGATGAATACCAGGCGGCTAATAGGCTGGTCGTAATCAGCGCTATTGTCGCTATCAAGTGTTTCTACGTAGACTCGTCGTGTTCCTGTGTTCGGCACAACTACAGCCAAGTCTGGCACCCCAGAGCTCACGCCAAGCTTCTTATTCTTTGCTTTCTGGCTTCAACTTCGGGTGTAGGTCTCGTTTGGCACACGAAAGTGCGGGTAGCCCTTCAGTCGCAGATACTGTACAAAAGCTTCCTGCTCTTGATCCTCAGTTGGATTGTCTATATTTGCGAGGTTAGGCATTTCCTCCTCCTTTCTCTTTAGGCGCTCTGTAGCGTATCTGTATTGGCACTCGCCACCTCTTAACCATCCACAATGGATACTGATAAATCTCAAAATACTCAACAAAGAATCTTTTTCTGATACGTAATCTTGCGGCAGCGATAGCGTCGTCACGATCCTTAAAGGCAACAACTTCATTAATGGCATTCTTGAGTAGATAATCTTCATTAATGTGCGGATTGATTATTCGAGCTATATATACGACATCAGAATCAAGGTTTTTTCTCATATCTTTCATTGCCTCCAGCCTTGAAACACTCACTCGGCTTCCTCAAAAAGCGCTCGGTGTTCTCGCCATCTTTCATTTCAACCAGCACCTTGGTAACTTTTCGGGTTTTGAATATTACGAAGAGCCCATCAAGTAAGCGCGTAGTATGTTGCTCCTCGGTTACTCCGCCAGCAACAACAACGCCAAGTCCATATCTGTCAGGATTACTTTTTCTTTCATCCCGATAGTTGAAATACACTTTGTCGCCGATAGCAAGCCCGTCAAAAGACTGCTGAAATGTCGACTCTTTAAGTTCGATTTCACCCATTACTTCCTCCTCTTTTTAGATTCATCTAGCCACTCTCGATACTCGATCTCGTCCTCGATTGCTGGCACGATTAGGGCTGTCAGTATTACGATTGCGAAAATTACCGCGATTATTATGGTCATGATTGTTTTTCCTCCGGCTTCTTAATTCGGACAAGGCGACAGTTTGTAATATATGTCCCCATGATGCTTGTCCTATCGCCAGTCTCTAAAGCTCTAAGCGCCGGTAGTCCCACGCCACACATCTCTACAATCTGGCAGACGATGTTAATTTTGCTGCCAGTCTCCGCATCTGTATAGATAACCAAAACATAATCGTGCATCCGCAACTTATCATCGTCGCCTACTTCCCAATCGTCGTAGGTAAAATGGCTTAAAACTAGGTCGCAGCATGCTGCGTGGTTGTAGCTGTAATCGCTGTGGTCTAGCGGCTCTTTAACGTAGTCGTCCCATAGAGGTTGGCCGCAGTTGTGACACTCTGGACGGCCAGCGCAATAGCACATGTCGTGTCCGTCGTTGCATGACAATGCACGAGGGTCGCCTCGCCGTTTTATGTCAGTCATCATCCAGCTCCTCTAACCTCTTTTTATTTACGTAGTCAATAAGGCTCTCGTAATCTATGTTCATAGTCACCTCAATGCGCGGCAACAGTAGCATGGTCCCGTCAACTCCACTTCTTGCAATGGAATCAAACTCAAAATTAGCAAAAGCCAAGCATGAATCAATATTATCTTTGATGTAGTCTATGATCTGTCCTTGATCAGCCTGCAGCATAATGTCCCTTTCTTCCGTCTAATTTCAACCGCATAACTGGCGGCTATATAAGCTGATGATTTGACGAGACATGCTCGGCTTGACCACGTCTATGCATCTACGCGGAATACCCCAGCAGACCATCGTAATAGTCACATCTTCGCCGACCGAGTTGCAAGTCGGTGGTTACTTTCTAGCTCTAATTGCGGCCTCAGCGAGGTTGCAACGCCAAACTGAGGATGACGCTTTCGAGCCACTTATATAGCCAGTTGAATAGACAATTGGGTGGACTCGAACCACCGTCGCGTACGTGTTGCAACACGGCTCTACCATCTGATTTACAATTATCTATCCAGTTATGCGGTTGATGTTAATGTTCACCCAGTTTTTCGACGTGTGGTAGGTCATTGGTTAATGGCGTTTATGCGTCCCGGCTAATCAACAAACTCTAAGTCTTCCGGATTGGTGTGCTGAGCTGTGTATTCCTTCCATAAATCGCCCATCCAGTTGCCAGCACAATCATAAACTACGAATATCCCAGAATCATTCCAGCTTTTAATTTTGCCTTTCTCGAGTTTCTCGCCCAATTCTCGGCTTGGCGTATAGATAACCCAGCGCCCGATATCTTTGTCTGTTAATTTAGTTATGTCAATCACGTTCTCTCCTTTCCCCTGTGGGGTACATTTATCTCTTATAGTCGTTCTTGAAGTGTTGTCATGGAGTTTATACGTTCATGTTTATCTGCGAATCGCCATCGATCCGCTTCTTACTGGTTGCGAGATAGTGCGATCCGGTCAGATTACTATCGACATAATTGTCGGCCAGAATATTGACGAACATCATTGCGTCACGGTTGTCCATGATGATAATGCCGTCGTTATTATCTGTCATGAGCGCCAAGTTCATTTCGTCAGCATGATCAACGACCCTTTGTCGGTCTGGTAGATGTTCAACATCTAGCTTTAGTAGTGTGTCGGTCAACGACCTACTACTGTCAGCTAACTCCTCCAAAGACAAGCCCTCTGGGAATGACAACGCAAATTTCTCAGTTAGATGTTTGGCGATTCGCCTGGTTACAATGTCGCTTGATGGATCTTGCCTAAACAGGTTGACGAACTTCTTTGGATTAAACGCAAATACTTTACCACCAGCGATTAGCACTTGATTATCGGCTGGTATCTTGAACGCTGCGTCGGCATCAAGCTCGCCAAAGTCACTGCCGCTAACTTGCCACGTGAGGTTTCCACTCAGCATCTGTGATCGCTGCAGCTGCTTGGCGATGTAAAAGGTCTTGTCTGGATCTTTCGGATCGCTAAACCGTGCTACAATACCGTGCATACGCTTCAGCTCGTGTTCTTGTTCATTGAACTCAGAGATACGATCGTCTCCAAGAAAATAAACGAGTGTCTCAGCACGCTGGATGCTCTCAAGCTCGCTGTATAGCAAAACATTTTCCATTTGATCGTTTGTCGCGTAGTCCCTGACAGACAATCCAACTGCTGCTCCAGTCTCCACAAAATTGATCATGTCGTAAAGAAATAGCGATCGCATTTGGTCTTCTATGGTCGATGTTTTCAGTGGTAACACGTATGGCGTAAAGTTTTTATTGAAAATGAACAGGTCAATGAGTAGGTCTTTCTTATGTGCGTCAGCCCAGTTTGCCCACTGGAATATGTCGAATTGATTGTCGTCAATCACTTCTCCCACCAAAATCCTTTCTGCTCAGCCGCAGCCTCAGGTTGCTTTTCACTGTCCTGTAGGCTGCCAGCTGGCTTATTGTTAATTTTTACCGCAATGTCCACGCTGCGAACGCCGTGATCCAATAGCCATTTTTTGGCTTTCTTGGCGGACACCTCTGTTTCGTAAGTTTTAGAGTGCGGCTTGTTTTTATCATCGCTCCATCGAACGGTGAATGCGCAATTCATCAGAGACATTACGTAGCCTCCAGTTTCTTGCGTTTGCGGCGCTGCTTTTTGCGAAGTGCTTTTTTAGTCACGACTCCTCAATCTCCAAACCTCTCATACATACAGTTTTCGTGCATGTCTGGATAGTCTTTTCGCTCTGCGTCAGATTGAATGAGTGCCAAATTGCACATACTACATCTGCCGTACGGTGCGGTTTTTTCAAATTCAGCCAGCTCAGTGTCTTGTTTAGGTCTACGCTTGCTGATTCGGCCGCAAATACGAGCTGCTTCCCGATTGAGTGCAAAGCCTGTTTTGCTGCCTCTTGATCTCGATCCACCCTTTCTGCCAATTTCACGGTAGAAGTTTGGATTTTTTGCGAGAATTGTTGCGGCAGCTTTCCTCCCGCCGGCTTCCGTTCCTGCCATGATTCTCCTTTCCTTAAAATGGTATTTCGCTTAAATCAATCGGCGTGCCGAGGTCGATGTCCTCGGTTGTTTTCGCCGCTTGGTTGGTTGTAGCCTTTGTCGCTTTAGCATCATCTTCGGCGTATCGCTCAGTAGCCGGCGCAGCGTTATTGCCGCTGCCCTTTGCGTCACTCAAGAACTGGAACTGATCGATGATAACTTCAGTGGCTTTACGCTTGATATCATCTTTCTCCCAGATTCGTGTTTGCAAGCGGCCAGTAATACCAATCTGCTTGCCCTTTGGTGCATATTCCGCCAGTAGTTCGGCCGCTTTATTCCAAGCAACGCAATCGATGAAACTAGCGTCGGCATCTTTGCCGTAGCCATCAACCGCTAGTGCGAATGAGGCTACGGACTTGCCGCTATTCGTCGTTTTGACTTCGATGTCTCGGACGACGCGACCGATTAGAGTTACTGTGTTGATTGCTGCCATATTTAGAAACTCTTTTCCTCGCGAATCTCCACACCTGGGATTTCACGTAGACCGTTGGCGATGGCTTCGCGGATTAGCTTGTCGCTCGGCTCGCACAAGTAGCGTGGCACTAATTCAGGGTTGGTGACCGTGAACACCGTCTTGGTTTTAATGCCAGATTTGACGGCTGGCTTCTGCGATTTAGCGGCTTTGGCCGCTTCAGCCTCGGCAATCTCCTGTTCGCGTTTACGCTGTGCTGCCAATTTGGCCGCTTCGGCTTCGTCACGTTCAGCGGTCGTCAATTCGTCTTTACGTGTCAACAACTCGTTGATGGCTTTGGTGAATGCCAGCTTGATTTCAGCGTGGTTCTGATCAGCTTCAGGCAACTCAGCGAATACCTGTTTCAATTCAGCGCCTCGCTCATCGCAGGCTTTTTGGCTGCGTAGTGATTTGGCGTTGGTAGCGAACTTGGCGCAGATAGCCTCAACGCGTGCCGCTTCCTCTTTTGCCAGTCGTTCCTGTTCTTCCTGGTAGGCTAAAATCTTTTGGCTGATATTCTCCAGGGCTTCTTCGGCCGGTGCGAGTACATCTTTTTCAGCATCAATGAACTGTGACTTGACGCTGTCAAAGTTGCGAGTGATCGCCAGTCGTGCGTTTTTAACTTCAGTACGGTGCGAGGTGATTGACTTGCGAATTGCAACTGCCTCTTTGGCGGTGGCGTCGTCGGTTACTTCTTTAGCTTTGGCTTGTTCCAAAAGCTCTTGCGATTTGATTTTGAACGGCGATATCGTAGCAACCTGCGAATCGACGTATTCTTGTAGTTGTGACATATTCCTCCTCTACTTCCTGTCTGCTTCAGATTTACCAAGGCGAGCGTCAGTCATTTCGACGCGTGAGCTTGGAATGGTTGGTTTGGCAGCCGCTTCAATCTGCTCTCGGCTTGCCAATGTCGGCGCCGGTGCAATCCACGCGTACTCAGCGTCGCCTCTTACTCCATCGACGATTTTCGTGAAATCTGGCTCAATGTAGCGGCCTAGCCGGCCAGTGCGGTCTTTGGCGACGTACTTGTCGCTGGCTGGATCAACGATGATCAGGCGCTTAGTGTCGCCAGTCTCGGTGTCATTTATCGTCGTCATGTAACCGACGATGTCCACCAGGTTGACCAGTTCCTCAGATAGCCTTGTGGCGACCATCGGACGTTTAATAACTCGGCCATCATCGTCTTTCTCTTGAACGTGAGCCACGATGACAATATGCTTGCCGCTGTCGCGCATGGTTTTCAGAAAGTTTCGCATGGTCGATTTCAGCCAGCCCCAGCCAGCCATGGTCGGGTTGCCGTCACGCTGGACCAGTTTGCTGTCGGCTCTATTTCGCATGTAGGCGATCAACTTCTCCATCAGCTCGCCAATCGGGTCGATGATTACCGTGTCGTAGTCTTCAGTGAGTGCAATTTGCATGAACTCCTGCATATCGTCCCATTTTTCAATCAGCGCCACGTCGGCCGCGATGCCGCGAAGTCCGAAGTATTTACTACCGTTTTCGCAGTCAGCGATAATCGGTCGTGGGGCGGTGGCTGCAAACGTTGTTTTACCAACACCGCCCTCGCCATACACAACCATCAGAATTGATGGTTTTTCGGTCGGATCTAAACTATTAAAGACTTTCATATTCTCCTTTCTTTTATAGGCTCCAGTCGCCCAGCTCCCTCACCTCCTCGATGAGGAAATTCGGCTCGCTGTCGCCAAACTTTATGATTTCGTCAACACACGTACGCAGCTTGCGTTCGCCGGCTTCAACAAAGTCGATGCCGGCAATCATGAACTGCACGCGGTATGGTGCGACGGACTCAACCACACAGTAGGCAAACTTGACTAGCGCCGGGTCTAGCTCTAAGCTTGATGCCGTAACCAGCGTGTAAACTGCTGACTGCAAATCGTAGTGCATTGACTGCGCAGTTTTGAAAAACTTGTCGAACTTTGCGGTAGTTTTCAGGTCGGTTATCATGGCCGATTCATTAGTGCGAATCAGTACGTCCGCTTTGCCTTTCATGTCTACGCCGTCGGCGGTGCGAGCGTACATTTCGTGCTCAAAGGTTGCACCTTTGGCGAAAATGTATTGCTTCACCAACGGGTGATTCTCGATATTCTTCAATATCTGATCAGCAGCCTTGAACATGCCTAGAGTGATAATGTGTTTGCCGGCAGCTTTCTGCTCATCACGCCACACCTTGGATTCTTTCGAGTAGAAATTTTCAAACGGGCTGATGGCGAATTGATCCTCGCCGCCGAGTATCAGCATGTGAACTAGCTGTCCTAAGTCGATAGCCTTGCTGTCTAGGTCTGGCAGGTCTCCACGTTTAGCGGCAACTGCATAATCGATGCCGTGGTCGAGAATCAACTTCATTGACGAATATGACCACTCTGGTCGGCTATAGTAAGCGTCTGCCACTTACGCCTCCCCCGCCAAAGCTCGGTCGAGAAATGTCGGATCGATTAGGTTTTCTAACTTCTCAAACAAACTATTTTCGTCCATAAAACTTTCCCTCAATCCACTTCATACCTTTATCAAAAATCCGTAGCCACTTCGCTACTTTTACCGACTTGTCAAAATCGTGGTCATCCAACTCACGCAACATGTCAATCACCCTATCAAGAGGCTCGCGCTTATGTACCGGCACCAGCTGAACTGGTGACGGCATCACGTTTACGTGTATCTTCATCGCCAAATCTCCTTTCGCGATTTTAATTCTTGGATAGTTTCGTCGAACACGCCGTTGGCAAACAATACGACCGCCAGCACCGCGATTGCCGCGAACTGCACCCACCAGAGGCGCAAGTCTGTTGGCTCGCTCATTGCGATTATTGCGGCTGGTAGTCCAACTACCCAGCTAATGATTTTTTTGATCTGTTTGTTTTTCGCTGCCATTTTTCAGCTCCTTTCGTTTACGTACAAGAGTGCTCGCAGTCACTCTCGTACTGTTAGATATCTCGTCTCTGTCGTGTTTTAAGCGGTTTGTAGTCCGCTGTCTCTAATTTCTGACCAGCTGTTACTCAAATCCCTAAAAACCCGCTCTGACGTTTCAATGAAGCTACAAAAACTGAACGTACAGGATTTCTAGCCTCATTTTTACGTCAAATAAAAAAGAATCGACGCGAAGTCGATTCATGGTTGATAGATTTGACTAACAGAGGTAATCGCTGTTTATATCATGTAAGAATATTTCGTGATTTATTAAAATCACTGAAAAATATTACATGATAGAGCAAACCGCTCAACCATGAATCTTGTTTTTCCAGTGATGTTAAAGGCCGTTGATGGCGGTGGTCGCCGCTCATCTGAACTGTCCTCAGTATAGCAAAACGCAAGCGTTCTGTCAATACGCTTGCGTTATAAATTAGGCAAAATGGTGCGGAAACTGTGGAAAACTCCGCACCATTATCTCTGTTATTATGCTACGCCGCCAAACTTCAATCTTTCAAAACATGCTGCCATCTGTCCGTCCAATCCATGTAGATATCGCTGTGTGATCACCGCGTTTGAATGGCCGAGCATCTCCTGCGACTCCATCAACGTCGCTCCGTTTCGCTGAATGTCCGTTGCGAACGAATGCCGCAGTGAGTGTGGATGAAAATTGCGAAAACCCGCCAAATAAAACGGCTGCCGCATTAAATGCCGCAACTCCTCTACGCTGAGCAATGTTCCGTTCGGCTTCTGCCATAAATAATCGTCAATACGCCGACTAACGATCCACTGCGTCAACCTTTCGCGAGCTTCTCGGCTCATATGCACCTCGCGTCGCCTACCACCCTTGCCAGTAAATACGATCATTCTGTCGGTGATATTCAATAGCCGCAGATTCCTCAGCTCAGTGATACGTAAGCCGCAGTCAAACGATAATTTAATCAGTAGCCACTGTATCTGATTGCAATAACTCAACACCTGCTCGATTTGCTCCCTCGTGTAGAAAACTCGGCGGATTGGCTCGGTCTCCTTTTGCTTGACGATGTGGCGGATTTTCAGCTCAGGCATCTCCACGCCCATATCTCTAAAATAGCGAAACATTGCCACCACGTGGCAAATTCGCGTATTGATAGTGCGACTGTTCAAACCGCGCCGTGCTTGAGCGGCTATCCAATCATTGACCTGCTGTGTCGTGATCTCGCTCAGACTACTGGCTGGCACACTGGCTCTGAAATCTCGCATTACCCAGCGTTTAGCACTCAATGTTTAGCGGCTCATCCGGCGCGTAAACTCGCAGTACTCCAGATATTCGTCAAAAGCTCGCTCGATTGGCATAATTGTATTTTTCGTCATGATTTTAACTCCACTTAAAAAACCAGTTCTATATAGAATTGCTTATAACGAACCTTAAAAGCTCAATTGTATATAGAACCCTCACATTTAATTTTCTGATAATTCTGTTATCAAAAATGGGTGGTGGCGGGCGGATTTGCGCTAATTTGAATAAAAAATACGGCCAGACGGCCGCTTTCATTACGCAAAACTCCCAAATACTCGCATATATCTAGGATTATTGCATAATATTTGCATACAGGCAAACGCAAACAAGCCGCTACGCGAGCGGCGTCAAAATGTCAGCAGTGATCGTTACGTTATCAGGTTGTAGCTGCGCTTCATCTGCGCCAGCTTATCTAATCCGTCAATGTTGATCGGTAAGGCTGCCTGCTCTTGCATTTTCTGCTTGTGGCGTTCCTCTGCTGCCCTGGCCTTCGCCTGTGCGATCAGTTTGCGCAGCCAATCCACCGTCTTCGCTAGATTCGCGCTCGACCAAATAAACGCGAAGTACTTGCGTGGGTTGCGTTTTCGTTTCGCCAATTTAATCGAATAATCGAACTCTCTCGCGTAGTTGATCTGTCGATTTCTAAACATCGGCAAGTAATTATCATCGGTAATTAGCTTTGTCGCCTTGCCTAATCGCTGCTGCATTTTCTGAACTCGTCGCTCGTCTATGGTAATGTTCCCCATTTTACCCTCAAAATGCCATTTTGCTCTTGACAAACAAAAATAGCCTCTAAAATTGATAACAATTTTTTGAGGCCAGATACAGACAGCCCACCCTGATTTGCATCTGGGCGGGCTGAAAATCCTGTACGTTCACCGTCAATTGTAGCAAACCGAATTTGTTTTGTCAACGGGAAAAGGCACCCCGAAAATGGAGTGCCCCACAATGACAGCTGCAAATCACAACAACTGCCCAGCTATGATACTACTTTTCAAGCGACTGCTCAAGCCGGTGATTGATTTCGCCAGTTACACTGCGGCCGTTCTCTGCCGCTAGTACAACTAGCCGCTCATATACCTCTTGCTTGATCCGCACGTTGTAGACTGGTGTCGGTGCATCCACCTGTGTTTTAGTGATAGTACCATTTTGCTTGGTGATACGATTTATCTTTGGCATTCCTGCCCCCTTTCTGTTTAGAGCACCCTAGAGCCAAGCGAGGCTTTAGTTTTATATTAGTTGTAAATCATTCTCTATCTGGTAGGCGATTGCCTCTTGGTGTAACACCTCTTTTAATTCGCTGAGCGTATTCATCACCTTTTGGCGTTCGTCTGATAGGTAGAGTACTGCTGTTTCCTCTGCCTCACCTCGCCAGTATCCAACGACTGGATAGTCGAGAGTGAAAGCTTCGTGATTAGCGTTTACGATTGATATTATCTTGTCGACCTCAAGTTTTTTAGTCTTATTGTCGCTTCCGATAAAAGCTTTGATTGTGATTTGTTCTATCATTGTGTGCTCCTGATTGTTAATGTGCCTCGCTTGACTGTCTTAATTATAGCAAACATGCATGCATAATGCAAGCATTTTGCATGCATTTTATGGACTTTTTTAGATATTTTTCATCACCCCTGTTAAACCTGTGGAAAACCCGGGCAATCTTACGCAGTATAGTCCTACCACGACATCTCAACTCGCCATCTCTGTTAGCGTTCAGTGCTGACGGTGCCAATCAGAATGTTTCGGGTAATATTTTGGTGCAGGCTGGCTGGGTGCAATTCTGGGGAAACAACACAAAAAGACAGCCAGTGCCTGTTGTTTTTCCAAAGCAATTCAAGCAGGTTTTTTCAATGTCACCGACCTTAATTGGCTACAAGACAGGCAGTAAAGCCACCAGCATTAGCGAATTTAATCAGGTGATCGGCAGTGGTTTGAATATTGAATCTGGTGTTGTAACGAATACCGGTACGACGCTCAACGCTTCGACTACTGGCATATTTGGCGGTGCTTGGCATGGGATTTCGTGGGTGGCAATCGGCATTGTTTAGGCTTTTTTCACATATTGAATAGTGACAAATGAGATTCTGTATCCAGATTGGTCAGCGTAGGTTTGGATATTGATATTATTATTGTCAACATAAACAGTCACTGCGTAAGCCTGTTGATCAGCAGCGTGCGGTAAGTTGATAGTTGCGCCAATACTGTCTTCTTTCGCAATACCACGGATATTGATAACCATATCTAGTTTTTCAATGCCATGCGGTTTCGTTGTTTTACCAGCAACTTTTAAGCCGCCCATTGAAAACGTCTTCTGGTAAATTGTGCGGCCGTCAATCCACTTCATGCCGGTGTCGACTTCTGACGTGCTGCGGTCGCCGCGGGCTGCTGACGACAAGTGTCGTGGTAGGACTATATCATTGCCAAGTGCGTCAGAGCTAATCACGCCGTTTTTGAACATTTCAGCCCTGTTAATCCGTCCGTCAGCCAATGTGGCTGGATTGCGCCTATCAGTGATGACAGAGTCGAGAATTGTCGTCGTGCCAGCGTTTACGCGTATCTCAGCGATGACTTCATATGGATTAGACGCACCAATCTTCGCCTTGATCTGCGATGGCGTTGGTGCGCTTGGGTTAGTCGCTGGTGTGCCGGGCACAACTATCGCTTTCGTACGGTTCTCGTTGTTGGCTACAGTCTGTGAGGCGGCCACGTTTGTGTCGATATAGATCACCACCGCGTCAATTCGTGGATTAGCACTATTTGCCGTGGTAACATTAGCTTGAACTGGCTGCGTACTCAAGTTGCTCACTGGAAACGTTGCCGACATAGCGTCACGCACCAGTAAGTCGTCAGGTATACCATTCTCCCCGCCGATCAGCACATTCATACCGACAGGGCTGGCTTGGCGCACCCTAAAGCCGCTAATCCACGAGCCGACAAAAGCATTGCCGAGTGCGTGGAATAGTGCGCTATCAGTGGTGCGGCCACCGTTGCTATTGGGAAAACCTAGTGCCATAGTTATTTTTCGTCAGCGCTTTCAGCCTCAGCCTCGGTGGTGTCGACAGTCTCGGCCTCAGCATCATCATTGGTATTTTCAACTTCCGGCTCAACAACTTCGTCGGCAGACTCTACTGCTGGTGTCTCTGGCTCAGTAGGCTCGCTTTCAGCCTCAGCCTCGGTGGTGTCGACCGTGCCTTTGGCTGCCGAAATACTCACGTACGGCCCGCTGTGTGCGTCGCCTTTGACGAAAATATAATAGCCGTCAACTGTTCGGCGAATCTCGCCGCCCTTATAATTCTGTACTTTTTCAGTGTTTTCCATATGAATCCTCCTGATTATAAATGTACAGATTAGGCGATATTGACATTATTTGCCGTGAAAAATATAGCGATATTCTTTATACAGGCGAATAACGATTCGTTTGAGTATCGTAAACATATTTCTATTATAGTATAGTCCTACCACGACACTTAAAATGGTCAGATTTCATTCAGGCAAAGCGAGACAGCGCTAACCAGCCAGTTGAACCTGTCATTTTTCAGTATGGTCGAGCAAGAGTAGTAGCCCTAACCGACACAATAGAGACTACGACAACCGTTGCATTTCCGAAGATATTTAAGAGCGGAACGGTGCCGACTGTTATTTGTACATACAACGGCTACGGTAACGCCAACGATCCGTGGACGGACACGCCAAATCCATCTTGGGCTGGTGCGACGATTGGGGCGGTTAGTATCACAAACTCATCATTTGCGGCGAGGTGTCGCCGCTTTGATGGTGCTATGTTGAGGGGCTCATATTACTTCAGCTGGATCGCAATTGGTGCGGCCTAACTCTAAAGAAATCCTTTCCAGTTCAAAAACCGCCTCCGAGCTTTCGAGGCGGTTTTCAGTTATTCGGTAATTCTGAATTACTCAACAGCTTGTTGCATCTGACGCACTAACTCAACAATTATCGTCTTGGCGGCCGACAGCCCAGCAGCGATCGCAGAGAGTGTCGTCGCTAATGCCAGTGCCCATAACTCACGCCAACTTGCCGAGAACAGCAAATTTACGAGATTGACGCCCGCCAGCAAGAATGTTGCGATAAACGTCTGTACAAATGTCCACAATGCACGAACGATTACGTCTTTGTAGTTGATGTTTTTTAGTGCTTCTAGTGATTTCATGCTATAGTTCTCCTTAAAGTTTACATTTACTTTACATGTTGCCCACAGATGTCAAGTAAAACGCTTTTTAGTTTACATCTCTCAAGCGAAATTGCTTCCGATTAGACAACTTTCGGTGTTTTGGATTTTGGCATCGATTGTTCGCTGAATCACAGCACCTCGCGGATCTTTCAGCGGCTCGCCCGTTTTTGGATCGTGCCACCGGCTCAAGCCTGGCACGCTGTGTGCGTCCACTAGGCATTGTAGGCAATCATTGTATGTCGAGCCTTGCGGCATCTGCGGCGTGGTCTTGCCAATATGCAGCGTCACGCAGCCGCAAGCCTTGCACTCGCGAAAGTACAAGCTCGACTTTGTGATCGTGATTTTCGACAAATCCGGTTCCATTACGGCAGCCTCAAAACGTCGCCTGGGTGGATCAGATCCGGGTTCGGCAAGTTGTTGATTCGAGCCAGCGTCTGCCAGTCTGTACCGTAAGCGGCCGCTATCGTGCTGAGGTTGTCGCCCCATTGAACCGTCACGGTTCGCTCGGCCGGCGCGCTTCCGCCTGGCACTCGCAGCACTTGGCCTGCGTAAATCACGTGTGGATTTGCGATACCGTTAATTGCGGCTAAATAGTGATAATCTACACCATATTTTTCGGCGATTTCACTCAGCGTATCGTTTGGCTGAACTGTGTATGTCGGCTGCGGCTCTGGTGCTGGTTGTGGGTTAGCAATTTGCCCGCTGTGTCCAGCTGGTGCTGGCGCTCCGCCTGCGTATTTATCCCACGCCTCAGCGTCGCCATAAAACTCGTTGCAATCGAGGTTTCCGTCCCAGCCGTCAAGTCGGCCGCTCGATGTCCACTGCCACATCGCATAGCCTGACCAGTATTTCACGCTTGGCGGCGTTCCGGCCTGGCTCATATCATAGTTGAAGTCGACCGCCATGTCGCGGTACTTCGCCACCCAGAGGCCATAGTCAGCGCCAGCGACGCTACTCCAATCGTGGCTGTTCACTACGCTCTCGCTCATATAAATCAGCGGCTTCACGCCAGTTCGCTCTTGCACTCGGTCGAGCCAGCGGCGCGCCCACGCCACATCGCCAACGTTGCCGCCATCTTCCCAGTCGAGAATAAGCATAGCGTGCTTGATGTAGCCTTGGATATTGTCGACGAAAAAGTCAGCCTCAGCGATCGCGTCATTGCTGCCGTTTCTCGCAAAGTGGTAAACACCGAGCTTTTTGCCGGCCGCAGCCGCCTGCTGATAATGCTCGTCGCAGTTTGGGTTGACGTAGTCCGTCCCCTCCGTTGCCTTTACTATTACGAAATCTGCCGGGATTTTACCGGCGTCCAAGCCAGCCTGCCAGCTTGATATGTCGATGCCTTTCATCGGTTTTGACCTCCTATTAAATTAATCATTACGGTTTATTCACGACTCTCACAATTAAATCGACCATAAAGCCAATCACGGTAATTACTGCTGTCATTACGCCAGCACCAATCTTAGCTTCACTCTTGGACAAATAAATGCCTTGCATCAGTTCCACGCGGGCTATCAAGGCTTTCAGTTCCTCGGCATCGGCTTTCGATTCAGCCAATTGTTTGACCGACTCCGCCAATCGCGACACATTATCGTTTATTGAACTCAGCCTTTCATTCAGCACGTCGTCGCGTGCAGTCATCATGATGCCCAATTCCCGCACCGTTTTGGGTGTTTGATTCATCGATTCCTTGTCTCGTTTATCGTTCATTTTCACTTACTACATTACAGATTAGACATATTCAACCCTCAGCTCGCCGTCAGACGTAGCGAACGCGTAGATTTTGAGTGTGTTACTGCCGAGGTCGACCAAGAAATCTGATATATTTAGCCACGTCTGTACACCGCCACTGCTTCGCCGGCGCTGGAAATAGCGAGTAACATCCTCTAGTCCTGAGCCATGGCTGCTGCGCCTGCCAACCATCAGCTTAAAAACCATACCCGACTGATATGTGCTGGCTTTCGGCGTAAATACGATTTTGAACCGCCTCAGAAACGTTGCGTCACGCTTGTCAATAGTTACCTCTAACTTGACGCGAAATACCTGCACGCCGTCAGCACCAACACGCTGCATGGCTTTCATTTCGGTAATTTCACGCTCGCATCGCGTAATGATTCGCGCCATCGTCTCTCCGTCTATCTCTTGAATCCTCATAACATCCTACTTTCGATTGTCAAATCGACACTAGTATTTGCCACCACGGCGCACTTCATCTGCGTCAGCACACTGCTCAGTCCCTTTCGCACGTACGCGTATGCAAACCACTTACGAACATGCCGCGCGTCGCTCGATATTGGTATTATGTCAATACGCGTTGGTGCTGCACTGTTTATCAACATCTTGTCAATAATCAAATCAGCCAACAAGAACGTCTTATCCTTTTTTGCCGTCGCCGTGATGATAAATGGCACGCCAGAGGCTTGCTGTTGCCCGCCAACCACGTTAGCTACCTGATTAAAATCCCACTCGTCGTTGCTGGCACTCTCGTAAAACACCAGCCCGTTTGATGCCATCACCTGGCTAGTCTTGAGGTCACGGATGTTGCGATCAAGTGACGCCAGGATGTCTGCCAATTGGTTTTCAGGCAACATACTCAGCCGATTCATAGCAGACTCGCTTTCATGCTGAACGACCCCTTGTCGGTACCCAGAAAAATACACTTGGCGTAGACGTATTTTGTTTGCCCTGGTCGTGGATTGTCGATTGAGGCGGTAGCGCTAAACGCCAACTGACTTGGTATCTCTAGTTTGTTAATATCTGGCGAACTCTGATCAATAATACTGCCGGTGACTGGCTGCGCACCCGCCAGCGTGTCAGGGTTGTCGCCGACATAAAACTTTGGCAAAAACAGCACATACGGCCACTGTTGTTTGCGTGCGGTAAATGTCGTCTCGATCTTGATTATTCTGCCACCAAGAAAAGCGGGGTCATGTGTGACGGGTATCATTGCGTCGTATTCCTGTGCACTTTTCGTTTCGTAATAAATAATGCCAGAGTTGTTGCTGGTTCTCTGTGTGGCTTTCATTTGCTCGGTAGCACGTAGCAGCGCCCGCAATCTGCCGATGGCGCGCCGCTCCTCCACCAGATTTAACCGCTCGCTCATAGGTCGTAATTGTCCAGCGTTAAAGTTATCTCTTCACTCATATTCTCATCAACCTTTACCGACAGTTGTTCGATACGGTAATAGCCACTCAGTGGACAAGACGAATACTTGCTTTGCTCGACAACAATACGATCGCCGACACCAATGTTGTTGAGGTCAAATTGTGTACCACGCACCGTGACGCGCGGTAAGTCGACTAGTCGGCTCATCACTGCCACATCAGCCTCGCAATGCCCCGCCAGAGTGCTCAGATTCTTAATGCTGTTGTACAACTGCACCTTCTCTCGTAAGATGAACTCCTGTTGGCTCAAAACGTCCTCAGCACTATAGCGAATTGTCTCCTCGCCCATTCCAGAGGCTTTGCCTATGATGTTGTTGTACAGGTTTGCCCCAGATTGCGGCAGCTCCATCCTAATTGCACCAATTCCTAATCCGTCATCAGGATAATGCACCACCACATCTGGCCGTTCGTTGCCCAGTGTCTGGAACGTCTCAAACTTGCGGTCATAGGTGAACCGAAAATCGAATTTACCGTCCTGCAAATTCGTTAGCGACACCAACGCGTCTTTGGCGTTGATATCCTCCCAGTCATCCATTCTGTCACGTCGTACGCCGGTGCGGTACTGCCTGCTACCCCTGGTAATACCAACGTCGCCGTTAGGTCGATTCTGTACCTCCTGGATGATATCCCAAGCAATGTCAGTAGCCTCAATCCCTTTCCAGCGGCCATTCAAATACCGTGCGTCAATCAGATTCAAATAGCCGTCGCACTGCACCAGTACCCTTGCATTGTCAGTGTTCAGGTTGCGGTTCGCTTCCACTACTACCGCACCAAACAAATATTCGCCGTTTCGCTTGACTCTAATGTCACTCACCCACGGCTTCAGGATGGTATTTGGATTTTCACCGATCCGCCGGCACTTCTCTTCCCAATCTGGCATCGACATATTAAAATCTAGCGATTCAACACCATTGCGAGTCATGCTCCAGTCGATATCTTGGCAAAGCCTCGTAATATCTGCCACCTTGGTCTTTCCGCGGTGCCATAGCTCGATGGTGTAGCGTGGTGGTACGTACTCGTCCATTACGCCACTCCTGTATAGCCGTTATACCACTCGACGATAGCCGTGCCAGTATCGGTGCTATTTGACGTGTTGAAAATCAGTTCGTTCAGCCCTGGAACTAAACGCCAGTATTGACTACTGGTGAGGTTGTTATCGATACCTACACCATTCAGAGTTACCTCTCGATTGTATGTATCAAATACGATTGTGTCGCTATCTGTTGTGCTGATATTCAGTGCTAACATTTCGCCAGTTGTCTGGTTGGACACGGTCGGATTGGTGACCTTGCCAGTAATTGTGATTGTCGGCCAAACATACGTGTTGCCATCATTGATAGCGTGATTCAGTCCCCCGCCAGCTACCCAGTGCAAGCCGTCACGCTCCCAAAGTAAACCTGTCGGGCTCCATAGTAGTCCGCCGTCACGCGGTCGCTCGAGCGTAACCCTCTGTGCGGCACCGTCAGTGTAGTCGTACATTCGCGGGTCGCCAGAAACCAGTTCAATGTCGTAGTCGGCAATGAGCGGCCACTCAATTTTCGGATCAAGAGGTTGCGTCAGCTTGGCGACGGTCTGGTAGACGCGTCCGGTTGGCGTGAACAGCTGTACCCGCAACTTGTCGCGGATTTTGATGGTTCTAGCGATTTTTGCCATCTCGGCGTGCATCTCGGCAAGCCTTCCATCGTGCTCCACTGCTACAAAAAAACTCAGCGGTATTTGCCGCACACCGTAAAACTGCTCATCTACACTACCGCCATCGGCACCAGAAAACACATACTGGCTGTTGCGAACGTCAGGGTCACCAAAGCCTTTTAGTGGCGGCGTTAGGTGTGATAACCCTTGTTTGCTGCCTGCCAAAAACACACTCTCGTTGGTGCGCATATTAGTGATCTGTACGTCATATGTTCTCATATCTAGCCCCTCCTCATCTGCTGCACCAAGCTGCGGTTATACTGATCAACGTCGATGCCGTTGGTGAGGTTGACGGTTTGGTTGATTTGCGGTGTATTGCCGCCAGATGATGTACCTCTCTCGTCCATAGAGTTCTTCAGGAACTGGCTCAGCTTGCTTAGTGGAATGACAGCCTCTGGTTCACTACCCTCACCAATCATGGCCAGGGTTGCTTTTGTAGCGATGCCGCCCTCTGCAAGCTGCGGAATATTGAGGTTCGGTATTTTTGGAATATGGACGCCAGGAATAGCGTTGATAATACCTGTCGCCCAGTTTATCGAGTTGATAAATCCGTTAATCATTCCAGAAACAAAGCCTAGCACACCATTGATAGCTCCTCTAAACGCTCCGCCGATAGCGTTACCGATCGACACACCGACGCTACCGAACATACCCACGATTCCATTCCAGATGCCACGGAACCATCCTGCCAGTCCGCCAAATATACTAACGATAGCATTCCAGGCTCCTCTGAATACCCCACCAAACCAACCAGCTACGGCGCTAAACACTCCGACTATACCGCCCCATATGCTGCCGAACCACCCGACAGCCGCTCCCCATACGCCCACGATAAGATTCCAGGCGCCAGTAAATATTCCGCCGAAGAACTGCACTACTGGAGTGAACGTCGCTACGATGAAATCCCAGACGGCTTGGAACACGGCAAATATTTGATCCTTAAACGTAAAGAACAGCCCGATGATCAGCGCCACTGGCGCAAATATCACCGCCAAAATTGTAAGCCCCCATTGCTGCAAGAAAGCTACAACGTTATTAAATACGGTTGTGATACCTATCCAAATACTACTAAAAAAGCCGACTACACCACTAACAAACCCGCTAACAACCTGCCCGATAGCCGCGAACACTCCACCAAACCAGGCGGCCGCCGCACCCCATACTGCCGTGATAGCATTCCATGCTTGACCAAAGATATTGAACTTTACCTGGAGAAACACTAATGCAGCAACGACTGCGGCTATAGCGGTAGCCATGAGTCCAAAAGGAGTTATAGACGTCGCGGCAGCAAATTCTCTCATTGCATTGCCGTTGTTTTTGAGCGCCTTTACTGCCTGTCCAACACCCATTCCAACATTCACAACTTTTGCTGCAAACTGACCAATTTTTGCGGTGGCAAACGCCGCCCCCAATGCTGCAATAGCAGGGACAGCATTATCCATAATAAAGTTGGCAAAACCGACAATCGTTTGCTTGTTTTCTTTCAAGAAAGCAGTAAGCTTTGTGACGCCGTCACTAAACCTGGCAAATAGTCCATTTTGGTCAACTATTAGCCCCTTCTCAGAATCCACTCGTACGCCAATAATCTCTAATCCGAGCGACCGGATCGAGCCCTGCAAGCTAATCATTCTGTTTTGGAATGTGTTTGAGAATTTGCTGATATCTAGGCTCTGTGCGTATTCTGCCATGGCCGCCGTAAATTCTTGGGCGCTCACCTTGCCCCCATTGATTCTTCCGGCAGCCTCCTCCATCGAAATGCCGAACTTTTTAGCCAAGATGGTGGTTAGCGGGATATTGTTGTTGATCAGCTGCAAGGCGTCTTGTCCAAATAATGCGCCACGACTGGTCACCTGGCCGAATACCAGTGCTAAATTCTGCAAGTTTGCACCAGAAACAATAGATAATCTCCCTAGGGTGTCCATATCTGGTATGACTTGTTGTGCTGTACGTCCATACCCTAGCAAGGTAGATGCTGCCTTTGAGGCATCTGGAAAGGCGATCGGCTTACCAAGTACCTGATTATACAGTTGACCAAAAACCTTGTTGGCCGCCTCGGTTGACCCAGTGAGCGAAGCCATCTGCGCTTGTGTTGTTTGCAAGCCACTGGCGAGGTCGATAAACTGTTTTGCACCAAATGTACCGCCACCGATAACACCGGCAGCGACGATACCAAATTTTTTTATCGTATTAGCAACACCGCCAAAGCCCTGATTTAGTCCATCAAAAAACTTGCCATATTTTGATTGAGTCGAGTTAAGATTTCTCTCGCTCTCGTACATCTTTTTCTGAATATTGCTAATAGCGGTGAGTGCACCGCTCGAGTCAACACGATATGTAATTACGATCTCACCTTGTTGCACAACGGCACTCCTTAAAATGTGATATTATTGGGATATAAAATTTCTTAGCGAAAGGATTTACATGGCAAAAGAATATAAAGCTCATTGGAGTAGGTATTTTTATATAGCGATCACCACATGGTGGTGGCTGGGGATACTCACTCTCGGCTGGTGGATAGTTTACAGCATATTGATAACTCGGAATCTCAGGATCTCTGTAGGCGAAGACTCCGTAACTGTCACAAGCGGGGCTTTTGCAAAAAGCGTTAAGACAATCAGTCTGAAGAATGTGAATAGTATTGAGTACAATAGGTTTGCGAAGACTGTCAAAATTTCTCTTATTGGATCGCAAACTGGATATGAGCTGGAGAGCAACATTAGCTTCAGCCGTATTGAGCATATGGACGAACTTGTTGATGATCTTCGTGCTGCTATTAAGCGTGCTCATTCTGCCAAATAGACCTACCATTTTGCCTGCTTCTCCAATAAACTGATTAGTTTGTTGGCTTTTTTGCCGCCAAGCGCAGCGGTTATTATTGCAATTTGCTGTAGCGCCTCTTGTGCCTTAAATGCTTGGGCCGCTCTCACGAGCAATTGCGCATCGCCATACGGCATGTCTACCGCTTCATCAAAAGGTATCTGATAGTAATAGACCAGAGCAGCAGCAGCGACCTTAGAGCTCTTCAAAATATCCTTGGTCTGTTTTTCAATCAGCAAGGCTAATTTCTCTGGATCGTACTGCTGCTCGTGAGCTTCCATTACTGTAATACCTCAATCCCCTCAGCGCGAAGTGTTGCGTAATCTTCGGTAGCGAGCCTAAACAGCTCAGTCATGAACGCCTCGAGATTTTCATCTCCGATTAACTCGACGAGTTTATTTACTTCTGGTGCGCCATCAATTGGCTCTAGATTAGAAAGCAACTCACCACTTAGCAAATTAGAAACGATCGCCTGTAGCTGTGCACTGCCCACACCCTTGACGCTACGCCTAGCATCATATTGAGCTGCAACCACTTTTGTACGGCTTAGACGCGGAACGACGTACTTCAGGGTGCTCACGTTGCCGTTGTCGCTCATTTCAAGTGCCATGACAACACGCGGTACATTAGTCTGGCTTTGAGTTTTATTAAACTTAAATGCCATCTCATTCTCCATTCCATAGTTGTAAAAACTACATTACTTTTTATCAATTTAGGTATTGACACGGTGTTTTTATCACCGTGTCACCCCTATTATGCAAATGTCAGGTCGCCCTTGATCAACTTGCCGGTTACGCTGATTTCAAACTCAGTCAAGCCGTCTTCTTGACTGATGTCGCTCAGGGTTGCCGTAGCGTCGAGCATGTACAATGTATGACCTGCTTGAGCTGCTAATTTTGGCACCAGCTTGAATACGCCGGGCACCTGTGTCGAACTACCTTTTTGCAAGCCAACCTGTACAGCACCTTTTGTACCAACAGTAATGCCAGTAGTACCGTCAATCGTTTCGCCACTGTTATAAACATAGCCAGGCACGATATTCTTGAGGTTGTCCTGCCCAATGTCCGTCACCTTAAACTTGATAGTCGATTTGAACGATTTGATAAGTTTGAGGTTTGTGCCGTCGATAAAATCACGTGTCACCTCATCCTTGTCGTTGTCAAAGTCCAGGTCGTTCACACCTAGGACTTGCTTGAAGTTTTTACCAGTCTTGTCCCCGAAGTACAGATCGTGGTTCAAGCCGGCGTAATCGATTGCTGCCATTTTAATTGCTCCTTTGCCTTAATCTTTCAAAACTAATGTTACAGATTGGGCACTCCATACCCCCATCCGTAATTCAGAGGCTTCATAGTCACTGTCTTGCATCGGAAATACG